TCTTAACTCCCTTCGCATGTACAATGCAAAGTTTAAAGGCGAATACGGCAAGATGGTTTTATGTTGTGACGGCGGCTCATGGCGTAAAGATGTATTTCCAGAATATAAAGCAAATCGCAAAAAAGATCGCGACGAATCAAAACACGACTGGCCTGATATTTTTCAGAAGTTTACTAAGATTAGAGATGAAATATCTGAAAATCTACCCTTCGATGTTATACACGAGTATGGTGTAGAAGCCGATGATATTATTGCAGCAATCGTGCACGAAACTCAAGACTTTGGTAAGGGTGAGCAGGTAATGATCGTGTCTGCAGATAAAGACTTTATTCAGCTACAAAAATGGGGTAACGTAAAACAGTTTTCACCTCTCACTAAAAAGTTTGTTGCTGATGACAATCCTATTCGTTATCAGTTCGAGCATACACTTAAAGGTGATACAGGGGATGGTGTACCTAATGTATTATCTGAAGACAATTCGCTATGTGTTGAAGGTAAACGACAAAGCCCGTTATCAAAGAAAAAGATCGAGCACTGGTGGGAAAATCGTAACGATTTGCAATCTGTAATGCCTGAACACATATACCGTAACTATCAACGGAACGATCATGTAATTAACCTTGATCGTATTCCGGAAAAAATTAAAGAACAAATTTTGGCTAAATACGAAGCTATTAAGCCAACACCAAATATGAAAGTATTGAACTACCTTGTAGTCAATCGTTTAAATAACTTAATTGAATCAGTAGGAGACTTCCATAGACCATGAGTGAAGAAATCAAATCAGTATACGAAACACTTGAAAAAATCGACAAGCTAAAACAACATAAACGTAAAATTGATCAACTTAAAGAAGCATATAGTTTGCCGCTTCGAACAATTTTACAAGGATCTTTTAATGAAAAGATTAACATGAAAATGCCTGAAGGCGCACCTCCATATACACCAAATGAAGAAGCAGAGCTTAGCGACAAGCCATATCAAAATTTAAAAAATATAATGAATTTTAAAATTCATCAATGGAAGCGCGAAAAGATATTTATCGATATGCTTCAGTCGGTTCCGCATGAAGACGCACCACTTCTAATCGCTATGAAAGATAAAAAACTTACCGAGCTTTTTCCTACGATAAATAAAGAATTAGTACAAGAGGTTTGGCCTGAATTAGTATGATTTTCATATGTACATTAGTTGTATTATTTGTTACATTCCTTATATGGTTTATTAATAGTGAGGACGCAGAGTAATGAATATATTTGTACTAGACGAAAACGCCAAAATAGCAGCTCAACAACATTGTGATAAGCATGTTGTGAAAATGATTATTGAGTCTGCCCAAATGTTATCTACAGCACACCGAATACTTGATGGCGCGTTAACACGTAAACCGTCAAAGTCAGGTAAGACAATGGTTCAATATTGGGAGATGGATAATCAATATGATGAAAATCTATTATACAAAGCAGTACATATGAAACACCCTTGTACTCTTTGGACAATGGAGTCATCAGAAAATTACAATTGGCATTGGGAGTTGTTCAATGCTCTTTGTGACGAATACATTCATCGATATAAACGAGTGCATAAGACAGATGAATTACTTCGAGGTAGACTACTAAGACTACCAGAAAATATCCCGCATGGACCGATGACACCTTTCCGTCAAGCAATCTTTGAAGATTGTAAAGGACCTGACGCAGTTGTAGCATATCGTAAATACTATCACGCAAAGACATTTAAAATGGCTTGGAGCAAACGCGAGGTTCCAGCCTGGTATTCATATAAATAAATGTAACACGTTCACCCGAAAGGGCGGAAGTACCACATAGTGTGGGAAGGAACGCACCGTAAACAGGAGAAAACAATGGCTACTCTGCAATACAGAGGGTCTGTTGTTGAAACTTCTAAACAAGCGGTGGCTCAAAAACCTAGCATCGCTTCTTATAGAGGTTCAACGTACAACCCACAAGAAGTGAAAGAACCCAAAGCTACAAGCGGAGAATACCGCGGAGCGCATTGGGAATCGTAAGTCTAACACAATAATAACTTTCCCTCAAGCCTAGTATTTTATAAATAGGTTTGAGGGAAAATATGGCTAAGAAAAAGAAAGACAAGGGCCTTTCTGTATCTGAAGCTCAAAAGACAGTAGCTTATCTTTATCATAAAAAACAAAAAGAAGATGAGTTATTGCGAGATGCAGCTTATGTTCTACTACAAGAAACAAACCCAGAGTTTGATTACGAAGTAGAACCAACAGATACAACAGATATTAAAGGTATAGATCAAGCGGCATCGGTTGGTGCAAATGCAGCAACAGTTGCAGGAGCAGCGGCAGCTACTACAGCGGCGACTACCGCAACAACCGCTGGTATATCATCAGTCGGAGCAGCAATTGCTCAATTACAATCACTAGGAACTGCAGGCGTTATCGCTATGTCTTCAGCAGTTTATTTCCAAGGTAGTTCAGTTTACGATAACGTAGATGTAATGATAGATGAAGTTACACCTATGATTGAAGAACTTGTAATTACTGGAACAATTACTCCTCCACCAGAATCATCATTTTATGGTCAAGAAATACCTAAGACCACAAGCTTCATCGGAGTTAAAGTTGGAGAGGCTCGCGAGGACGAGCCGGCTGAAGATTCCGATCAACCTCAAACAGAAGAAGGTACTAATGACTCAACATCAGAGAATCAAACATCAACAGAGGATACGGAAAAATCAAAAGGCGAAGCTAAATCAGGCAAGCCGAACGAAAAGCAAACCGTAACTGAAGATGAAGAAGCTGATGAAGAAGAGTCTGAAGAAACCGACGAATCTGAAGACTCTTCTAAAAATGAAGAAGCCGAAGAAAAGCCTAAGAAAAAGGGCGGATTTTTTGGTTTGTTTGCCGATGACGAAGAAGATGAAGAGGAAGAATCTGATGAAGAAGAGAAGTCTAGTGACGAAGTGCAAGAAGAAACTAAGGTCAAAGAAGAAGCTCGGAACGAAGAAGTGGCAAAGGAAGAACCGGCAGCGGATGAACCTGAAGAGGAAGTTAAACAAGAGCCCAAAAAGTCGTTCTTTAGTTTTTTTAAACTAGATGAAGAAGATAACGAAGAGGAGACAGAAGAGCCTGATGAACCTGAAGAAATCGAAGTTGAAGAAGAACCAGCACCAGAACCTGAGCCTGAACCCCAACAAGAATCTCGTGGACTTTTCAGCATGTTTGCAGCAGCAATTGCACCTGATGAGCCCGAAGAAAATAACGAACCTAAATTGGATGAGCCTCAAGCTTTAGATAATTTACCTCCTATTGAATTATCACCTGAAGTAATAGAAGCTTCTGAAAGTGTATCAGATGCAGAGCTTGAAGAAGCTGGTATTTCAAGAGATGATTTTGAAATAGGGTTACAGGAAATGGCAGAAACTTCGATAGAATTTGATGATGAAATTGTAGAAATAGAATTAGATGAAACAATTTTTAACGAAGAAGTATACGAAGACATACAAGAGGAAATACGAGAAGACGAAACTATTGATTGGACTGGAATATTTGGCCCAAGTCATGGTAACGGCTATGAAGAAACGGACGCTACACCAATATGATACATTTACAAATAATATGGGATATGATAAAGGACAATATGGTCGATACGGGTATCGCCCTTGTGGGATTAGTTGCGCTAATGTCAATGTTTATTCCACCTGATTCACCTGTCGGTCGGTTCTTTGCTACCCTTGGAGAAGGTTTAAATTTAATCAAAGGTATATTTACCAAAGGGAAATAACATGAAAAAACTAATTAGTTTTATTTTGTTATGTTCTACAATATGTTTCAGTGATTTGATAACGACATTTGAATTTGATGTTGAAGAATCATCAGTTTTTCAATTTACTAGGCCCGGATGGAATAGTAGTAATACTAATTCTACTTTCTATTATAACTTAGCTTACTTTACAGTAGATACCGCGGGAGATTGGAAAGCTCAAAATAATTTAATAACTTCTAACGATTCATTTGACTACACAAACTATCAACCACAATTTGAACAAACACCTTGGTTCAATGCAGACACTTATGTGTACCTTTATAAAGATACATTTGATGCATCAGATCCGTCAAAAAATCTTATAGCGCAAAACGATGATGGTTTCGATGGTGGTAATGGTCTTCAATTTGAATTATCATATAATTTAGAAACTAACACAACTTATTGGTCAGTCATTACTACATTTAATCCCGAAGAAGAAATCGCTGGTGTAGTTTCTGTAATTGGCCCGCAAGGTGCAGGTATAAACTTAGTTACAATACCTGAACCACACGCCTTGGGTTTAATTTTTATAAGTGGTATAGGATTATTGGTTGGAAAGAGATTATTTAGGTGAACATTTATGAAAAAGGTTTTTTGTTTATTAATATTTTTATTATCAGCTTCATACTCGCATGGGTTACTGAACGATTTAATAACCATTAAAAATCATACTCGACCAGGATATGATGACAATGTTTTTACTCGTACCTCGGGTAACGAAACGGGTTCTTTTTATGTAGAACAAATAGTAAGCATTGATGCTATATTATCTGCAAATCAAAAGCACATGTTATCTACAATGTATAGTCCAAAATATGTTTATAGAGATTTAGATCAGAAACAGTTACTATATCATACGTGGGTTACTAAAATGCAATACAAACCTACACCAAAAAGCACCTTTGATATATCTCATAAATGGACAACATCAGAACGAGAACCTACAGACATTGATGCTGACGTCGATATTACTTGGGGTCAAACACAAACAGACTTACAATTTTCTCACACATTTTCTAGAAGATCTTCAACAGTAGTTGGGATAAGCCGCAAAACAAAAGAATGGTCAGAAAACTTAATCGCGGTTGGCGAAATGTATACTGATGGAGACTTTGAACAATATTCAGCTAACGTTCATCAAATATATGAATTGATTAAAGGAAGACTTTTTTGGACAACAGGAGTTGAAGCTACTCGACACGAGTATGTAAATAATAGAGGCGGATTTCATGGTGGAGATCTATACAATAATATAATATACGTATTGGGTAAATCGACAATTTTACAATTAGATTATTGGTACGGACATGCTACAACTGTGTTACAAGAAGATGAAACCGACGGTGGAGGTTGGGGGCCATCGTGGAAAGCATCACTCAATTCTCAGCTGTCACAAAATTTAATGACAGGTTTATCACTTACGTACGAAACAGTAGATTCGTCTATTGCATTTTGGAACGCAAAAGATGTTTATAAAGCAATGATAAACGTTAAATACAATATAACACCGAAATTAGAAACAATGTCTGCAGTGGTTTTCTCGGAAAGCAATTATCTTGAAGACTACGACAGAAACGGAACTGGCCTTACCAGAAAAGATTATCTCGGTGTTGTTATATGGAACACAATATATAATATAAACAGAAATCACGCAATCGAATTAAATTTTATGGGATTTGCAATGAACCCGCATAAAGAACTTGAAGGTGTAGCTAGAAATAAATTAACTTTAGGATATAAGTTAACACTGTAGCGTGTATAAATAACCTTTACTATGATATATACATTTGCATGTGAAAGTTGTAATGGAAGTTTTGAAGTTAATATTCCTATTGCCGATAGAGAAAAACCAATATCCCAGCCATGCCAGTTATGTGAAGCAAAGGGAAAAGTATATAGAGTTTTCGACTCTACTGGATTCATCTATACCCGCGAAGGTGGTACGCAAAAAGCCGCAGGATCAGGCTGGAATGACGTTCTGAAGTCCATCCACAAAGCTTCCGGAAGCGAATCTACAATAAACGCGTAAAAAAGTGCGCATTTGCCGCATTTTTTTATTTACATTACCGCTAAAAGTGTAGTACTATATATACATGATGAGACAAGATAGAGATACAAGAACAATCACCGATGCTGAACGCCTCACTAAGACTGAAGTCAAGTCCATGGTTGCAAAGCTTCTCGCTCGAGAAGATGTTACTATTCAACGAGGAGATTTTAAAACAGCATCATTCGATCTTAAAAATCGAATCCTTAAACTTCCACTTTGGAAAGATATTACTAATGACGAGCTCGACCTATTTATTGGTCACGAAGTAAGTCACGCTCTTAACACACCTGAGAATGGTATCGATATTTTTCTTGACCGGTTTAAAGGTGTTCCTTTCAGTATTTGTAACGTTGTAGAAGATGTTCGCATCGAACGGCTTGTTCAGAAAGAATATCCAGGTTTGATCCGTTCTTTCAGAAATGGTTACGACTCACTTTACGAAAAAGATTTCTTCGGCTTAGAAGATGCAAAAATGGAAGATCGCGGTTTTGTAGATCGTCTAAATATTCACGCTAAGTTAGGTTCTCGAGTTGATGTTCCTTTTAATGACGAAGAACAAGTACTAGTTGATGCTGCGTTTGCTGCTGAAACATTTGATGATGTTCTTAACGTTATCAAAAATATTGTAGAGTACGTTGACGAGAACGAAGAAGATGAAGACGAGCAAGAAAAACAACCAACTTCGATGCCAGACGGCGAAGACGAAAACGAAGCATCTGATTTTCAAAGTTCTGAATCTAACGAAACTGAAGACGAGTCAGACGGTTTTGATAATTCTTCTTCAGACGATACTAATAGCGAAGATGACCAAGAAGAAATGGAATCTCCAGCAGCAGGTAAATACGGCTCAAGGTCACAGCAATCTTTAGAAGAAAAATTAGAAGACAGCGTTGTTGAGTCTGTTGCTCATAGTGAAACATCGTTTGGTGAAAAACAAGGCAGATTACACCATTTACTTGAGCCCGCAAAAGAACGGGTTCAAGAAGCTATACACAGTTACGACGAGTTAGAAATGTCTCGAGCTGCAGTTTCTTATAATACTCCCAACTTATACGACGCAGATTGGATTGAGTTCAAACGCGCTAACAAAAAATATGTTGCTGCCTTAAAACGAGAATTTGATATGAAAAAATCAGCATATCAATATACGCGAGCTAAAGTTTCTAAGACCGGTCAGCTCGATGTAAATAAACTTCATTCTTATAAGTACAGCGAAGATATTTTCAACAGTATAACAACATTAGCAGATGCTAAAAACCACGGCATGCTTTATTTCTTAGATATGTCTGGGTCGATGCAATATCGAATTAATGCAGTCTATAAGCAAGCAATCAATCTTGCTATGTTTTGTAAAAGTGTAGGTATACCTTTTGAGATGTATGGCTTTACTACCGGTCGTCGGGTGAAACACAGCGTAGATTGGACAGAAGAAAAGTTAAAGCAGGTCGATGGTATGATAGATATATCAGATCTTCGAATTGTTGAATTGCTTAATAGTGATCTTAAGCCAAAAAGATTTGAAAAAGCACTAAAAGATATGTTTGTTGCTGCACAAAGGTTTGATTCATATTCTAGCATTTCAGAATTAGAACAACTAAGTGGAACACCGCTTTCAGAAACAATTATTTGCGCACATACTATTGCTAAAAAGTTTATCAAAAAACATAAGCCGCAACACTTAACTACAATGTGGTTAACTGACGGTGAAGGTTGTCAATTATATATCAACGGAAGTGTTCATCCTTGGCATAATGATCGATCAGTAGTTAAAATCGGCGGAAAAATGGTAGAATTTAAAGATTCGTTATTCAACCGTCGGACACAACCAGCACTACTTGAAAATTACGCTAAAGTTACAGGCTCAAAGAACATTCACTTTTTCTTAGTTGATAATAAAAGAGAGATTGGCCAACAATATCATGTTAGCGATAAAACACAATGGAAAAATTTCAGAAAAGATAATCTAATTACGCTAGATGCAGCTAAAGGATTTGACAGAGTATTTATTGTTGGTGATCGTAAAGTGAATTCAATTGAAGACAATTCTACATTTAACCCAAAAACAGTAGGTGCAGAAGAATTGACCGATAACGAATTAAAAAGAGCATTTATTAATCACAACAAATCAAAGAAAGGACAGCGAGTATTCGTCAATAAGTTTGTTGAGATTGTTGCCTAAGCCGTTGATAGCCTATGACTTATAGAAATGAAAATATATTTACAGCATGGAATCGTAAGTTGTTCGTTACCAAGGACTTACGGGTGAAAAAAATTGTTTACTTTTCAGGTAGACTTTGGTATAATTAATACGTAATTGAGATTGAAAGGGACTAAATTATGAATCATTACGAAACATTGAAGGAAAGCGCCCCCATGGGTGGCAAGTTTAAACGTGCTGATCTGATCAAGATCGGTGCTAAAGTTGGCGTGTCTGTCAACGAGGTTGATCGCGCGATGCGTAAAATGCACAAAGTGCCGCGTGGCGCACGTGGTTATTGGTATTCGTTTGGCGCACCAACAGTATCAGCTCCTGCACCTGCTGCAGCCGAGACTGAAATGAAGCTAGCAACTGGTGTTGCTTCAATCAAGTCTGACGAAGTGTTTATACCGACTGTCGTGTCGGAATACGTCAAATGGGGTCAGTCGAAAAATATCGACGCGATTCTCAAGTCAAAAAAGTTTTTTCCGGTCTACATCTCCGGTCCGTCTGGTAACGGTAAAACGATGATGGTCGAGCAGTCATGTGCACGAACAAAGTCAAACTATGTCCGTGTTCAGATCACTCCAGAAACGGATGAGGATGATTTGATTGGCGGTTTCCGTCTAGTCAACGGAGAGACAGTTTTCTGTAAAGGTCCGGTAATCAAGGCGATGGAGGAAGGCGCAGTTCTTCTCATCGACGAAATTGACCGTGGATCTAATAAGATCATGTGTTTGCAAGGTGTCCTCGAAGGTAAGCCGGTTCTGATTAAAAAGACGGGCGAGGTAGTTTCTCCTGCACACGGATTCAATGTGATTGCGACAGCAAATACAAAAGGTCGTGGCTCAGAAGACGGTCGATTCTCTGCAGCTACTATCATCGACGAAGCTTTCCTCGAACGGTTCGTGTCAGCAGTCGATCAGCCTTGGCCCACAAAAGCCACTGAAACCAAGATCGTAAAGAATCACCTCAACATGTACGATGTTTCAGATGACGAGTTTGCTGACAAGCTAACAACATGGTCGAGCATTATCCGTAAAACCTTCGAGGTTGATGGTGTCGAAGAAGTTGTTTCAACCCGGCGGTTGTGCCACATTGCGAAAGCATTTTCCATCTTCAATGATCGGTTAACAGCAATCAATATGTGTATTTCTCGTTTCGATGAAGATACAACTACTGCGTTTGTCGATCTTTACACAAAGATTGATGCGGGTGAGTTGACCGCTGATGAAGGAGAAGTAGATGAGTGAATGGATCGAAATTGGCAAGCTTTCCGTGAAGGTAGTGGATCGATTGGAAAGCCTCAAAGTTTATGCAGATGAGAGTGAGAAAGAAGTGCTGATCATGCTTGTAGACGAAGTAGCTGACGCCACATGTGAATTGTTAAAAGCCATGGCGCAGTTCGCCGCAAACCGGCTGAAATAGATGAAGGAGTGTAACAAATGATAGAAATGAAACCACGTAATCCACCAATACCATTCCGAAGCGGATTCTTATCAGTACAAGCAAGTGAATTTAATTATTGCTCGCCTAGACATAACCAGGGCCCATACTTTAGCTATGAGCTGGCTTTCTTTAATGAAAGAGATGAATTTGAGAAGATACCAGAACTCGAGCCTAATTACGATCAGGTTTATGGTTACGTCGCTAAAGATATTGTTATTGAGTTACTAGAATTGGAAGGTTATACGCCGTATCAAATTAAGGAGATGTTGCCAAATGAATGATACATTACAGATTAATGAATTTCCCTCAAAATCGTGTTAGTCCCACGTGCCACTCCTTCGGGAGTGGTTTTTTATCAACAAATAGGTTTACATAAATATGAAAATTTGGTATAATATACACATAATTAACGGAGAAAGTTTACATGCAGATTAGTCAAGATACCATTTCGATGCTTTCAAACTACGCATCGATTAATTCAAACCTCGTTGTCACAGATGACGGCTATCTTAAAACAATTAGTGAAGCAAAGAACATTCTTGCTCGATCAAAAAATAAAGTCGATATTGCTGACACGCATTACGGCATCTACGATTTGAATGAGTTCTTGTCTGTTCTTAAGCTAATTCCTGCCGGCAATGTTGAAGTGCATGCAGGTTCACATATCGAACTGACAGAAGGTAAGAGAAAGATTCGGTATGGTCTTGCAGATCCTAACATCCTTACATCTCCCACTAAAGATGTAACAATGCCTGATGCAGAGGTTACAATTACTATTACACACGAAGAGCTAAACGAGTTGCGTAAGGCTGCGTCTGTTCTTGGTAATGACACATTGCGCCTTGCGTCTGATGGTTTAGGTATTAGTTTATCAGTAGTCGATTCAAACGGCGCAACAACAAACAAGTTTGAGATCGAAAAAGATTATTCAGGAAAAGCAACATTTACGTTTGACTTTCTAATAAATAATTTAAAATTGCTACCCGGCGATTATGAAGTGAGTCTATCATCCAAGCTCATCTCGGAATGGGAAGGTGAAGACGTTAAATATTGGATTGCGTTGGAGAAGACATCTAAGTATGAAGGTTGATAAGTATATAATGTGTAAGTGCGGGAACATCGTCGAGAAAGGCCGGGTTGAGCTTGGTCTTAAGAACTGTGTCGCCTGTGCAAGACGTCTCAATACTCAAAAGGTCAAAGGTCGCATGGTATATTTCCATAAGACCGGTGGTCAGATTGAAGTTATGTCTGCACAATCTTACAGCGAAAACGAAAAATACTTCAAGCCACA